TTTTTACGCAGTGTCTTACGACCTGAATATTGAGTTCTTTTTGGATCAGGACCTTGAATGCCTACTTGTTTTTTAAGTTTATCACCTTGTTGATATGCATTACCTTTTTCACCAGTTAGCATACTAGAAACTATAGCTTCAGGTCCGTGTGGTAATCCAGTAAGTGCACCTGTTAATTGAGCATTACGAGCACCACGTCCTTTTTCAAATGCTTCAAATCGTTCAAAAAACTCACCACATTTTTCACCAGGGTTTGGTTGAATCTTAAGTTTTGGGCAATTTGCAAATACGTAGGATGCAGGTGTAGTAAGTGCTTCTGGACAAGGTCCTGTAATCGTAGTAAGATTTGGATTATTATGACATCTAAATGATCGAAGTCCTTCAGGAAGAGCTGGTAATGTAATTAGTTCTTCATTTTGTGAAATCTGAAGATATCTAAGTTCTTTAGGAAAGGGTGGTAATGAATGAAAACTGAGTCCATGAAAATATAAACTTCCTATAACTGGTCTAAAGTTTTCAAAGGTTATATCAACTAAGTAACTATCAATTCCGTAGTCAGGAGTCGTCATTATTACCTGTTAATATTTTCTCTTCTTAATACTCTGCTTTCTATTCTTACGCAGTGTCTTACGTTTGGACTTTTTGACCTTTCTCGTCTTTTTACGACCACCCAATGTTCCTTGAGGAACTAAGTGAGCTGTATACCAGTTTATATTTATAATGGGTTTTCGCGTAATTGGATCTATGAACTTTGATAGTCCTTGAGACCATAAGTTATTTAATGAGTTAGGTAAGTAATAACTTGATTTAGCAATCGTTTCTTCTTCGTCTGCTGGTATTATTTCTCCTTCTTTTTCTGAACCTAAAAACTTTCCTACAATCTGTCCTACAACTGAACCTTCTTCAATATCGTCTGATGAAATTGCATCACTTGAACCTTTTGCAATATCTTTTAAAGGAGGATTCTCAGGAGGTGTAAGATAATCTGGAGGTGGAGGTGGAGTTTGAGGTGGAGGTGGCTGAGGAATTTCTTCCTCTTCTTCTTCATCTTCAGCTCTAAACAATGTTCCAGTAGATCCTGATCTTATATTTACAATGCGAATTGCAACATCATCACCTTCTACAACATGAAGAATATTACGATCACGACCATGAAATGCTAAATGCATTGGTCCATTAAATGAGGCTCGTCTTCCTACACCATCTGTATTTCTTTGATTTCCATCACCTGCTACAGTAGTGACTACACCTGCAGGGGTAACCCTACGAATACGATGATTATTGAAATCAGCAACATAGATATTTCCATCTCCACCGACTACAAGTCCATGAGGTTGATTAAATCTTGCCTGATTTCCAGTTCCATCTCTATATCCATTTACATCATTGTTTCCAGCAAGAATACTTACTGTATTTCCTGTTAGTCTAAAGATACAATGAGATCCATTTGATGTAAAGTATAAGTTTCCAGATCTGTCTGCAGCAAGATAGTCAATTTCATCAAAATTTTCAGGAAAGCTATCTAAATCTATTTCTAATGTAGTGACAACTCCAGCAGATGTTATTCTACGTATTGTATGACCTGCATTATCCGCTACATATAAGTTTCCAGTTGGATCTACTGTAATACATGTTATAAGTCTAAAACTTGCTTCAGTTCCAGTTCCGTCTATAATTTCTCTAGTTTCATTACCAGCAAATGTAGTTACAGTTCCATCAGCACTTATTCTACGGATTTTATAGTTATAAGTATCTACTACAAACAAAAATCTATCAAAGTATACGATACCTTTTGGTCCATAAAATGTTGCTTCTGTTCCAACTCCATCTTGAGATCCTCTTGGAGATTGACCTACAAATATTGACACATATAATCCTTCAAGAAATCGTACAATAGTATTATTTCTGTTTTCATCTACTAGACGATTCCGAAAACTTGACATAAAAACACTACCATCTTGGTCTACTGCGATAGGGTTTGCATTTATGTATCTCATTACTATAGTCTATTAAAATATTTACCAGCTCGTCTCCTTCTCTAGACGTCTGTCCCAAATTGGATCGGTGAATGGTTCAGATTCTATCTTAGAAGGAGGAGCAAACTTTAGAGCAATTTTAAGTCTATTGTTTTCAGATCCGTAATAATACGCTTGAACGTATTTACCACAATACTTTTCAAGTTGTTCAAGTAGTGAATATTCGTTCAAAACACTTTCAACGTCAAACTTGATTGAACGGAAGGTCATTGTACTGTCCAAAGTACAGAGTTCAATTTGAGGATCAATTCTTGCTTCTAAGCATTCTGCAAATGATTGTTTAATATTTCTTTTAAGAGCAGCATCCATCAAAATAGAGTTCAAGTAGATTGAAAACTCTATTTTACCTTGTTGGTTTCGTAGTTGTATGAGTTCTCTAATATCTTGATCAGAGAGAATAGGAGTCATTTTGTATGAATTAATCAGTTCTGCCTAAATGTCTTCCATTTTATCGCCTAATTGTGCGCTTACGTCTATGTCTTCGCTTACGTGTTTTAAGTCCCTTACCAAACTTTTCTTTAGTTGCCTCGTAATCAACTGCACCTGGCACTGCTTTTAGTTCTCCCATAGCAATATCCTTGGCATTCTTAGCAGGTTGTTTCTTAATTGAATCCATAAGGTTGAAATACTCTGTAACGTCATAAAATTTTTCTGGTTCGTATCCTAGATTTGTAATAGTCATATATGAATCTGGATATGGTTTGTTTGGATTTATAGATTCAATAACTATACGAAACGTTTTAGTTCCTTGAGGATATCCTGGAACAAAAATAGGTTTTTTGGAAATAATACGTATATGATTTATTTTTCTGCTAAAATCGTTTATTATATAGTATTGATTACCTACCACTAGATCTTCAACATTCACTCTTTTACCAGCACCTGGAGGTAGTCTATTCATTTATATAACTAACCTAGAAAACTTAGGAGAAATACGTTAAGCAAATGAGATACAACCACTGCTGCAAGACCTAAAACACCTGCTCCTTGCCAAGAGACAACACCTCCTGAGGTATATGCGTTGGGAATGTATCGTAACAGCAAATCACGAGGTGCTGACAATGACAAGAGAACCGTTGCCAAAAAGAACGAAATATACAATGTCAAGTTTGCCCACATCATACGCATCATAGGGAGACTAGGTTTGAAAGAGGGTGCCATCTGTGTTCTCTGAATGTGATCAGATCCAGAAACACCTGCCATGGGAGGCATGGATTGAGGGAGTTGAGGCGAAGGAAGTAGGGCATCCAGGGAAGTTGAATCGTCCATTGTTTATGAAGGAGACGGGATTTCGCAAGTTGCATCTTCCACGCGATACTTGTAACACTTTCCATCAACTTTCACCGTCTTAGATTCAATTTCAGGTAGAGGCAAGGCAAGTGTGCGATAGGTAGCATAGTTACGATGAAACAATAAGACGGATATTCCGAGTCCAATAATGAACGAAAAAAAGGGACCTGCACGTTCCAACGCTTTTGTGATGTCTATCATTACTTCTTGTTTAGACTTGCGAGTAGATTCAATGAATCTGCTTCAACTCCACAGGGGACTTCAATGGCATGTGTTCGAACACATCCTGTATCGGTATGAAAGAGGTCTTCATCATGAGGAGTTGGAAGTGTTGTTTGGACGCGAGTAGGAGGGACAACGACACATGCAATCAACATTCCAAAAATAACGCCTGCAGCAATCCACAGGATATGAAACATTATACCTTTGGAGGAACTTTTTGTAAGTACGCAACGCCTATTGGTGTAATCAATAATCCTGAAAGTGGAATGATTGCAGCAATTGCAGTCAATACAACTTTGGCAGTGGTGAGACCCATTTCAGCAAATGTTCTATACGTTGAAGCAACTGCATAGACATGAACTACTCCTAGGACTACCATAGCAATATAGAAGAAGGTAGTTCCAACTCCTGTAAAAATAGACCAAGAGATTGATGGAAGACTAAAAGATGATGTGGGTTTTTCACCAAACTTCACTTGTTGTCCATCTGGAATAGCTACTTGTCTTTCAACACCCTTAGGATCAATATAGGTCAAAGTAAGACGACGACCTGTTACAATATTTGCAGATGATTGAGATTCGGCAACCTTTTGTTGTAAAAGACTGGACTGTAACATGTTGACTTGATAATCAACGCATTTCTGATCTTCTGCTCCACCACAATTCTTTACTGCATCCTGTTTAATTGCACCCATTTCTGTGTCATTGATGGAAATGTCTTTTGATCCTGTCAATAAATCCACTGCAGGAACTAGTTTGTTATCTGCAACGACATCAAGGTATCCTGGTTTTGCTTTCTCTACCATTGAAGAAGTAATATCTGTGGTTGCTTTTTCATCACCCCACGTAGCACGTTTAATTGTAATGCCCATTGTTAGTTAGCAAACACGAAATTCGCAAGACCACTAACGATTCGTAAGAAATTGATAGATTCTACGTAGACTCCTAAATTATAGGTGTATGAAAAGATCACACTATCTCCATTTGTATTTCGAACTACGGATACAATAGAATCTGGAGGATACAACAAGGTTCCATCTGGATTTCTTAGTGCAAGTTGTGCTGCAGTAATAATCACTGGATTTGGACTGAACACTGAAGATTTCAATACACATACTGTTTCTTGAGAAGCAACACCTTGTGATGTTGGAAGAGGTTGTTGTAATCCAAGTCGTAGAATGACTTTGTTGAACATACTTCCATTAATTGCACCACTCGGTTGATACAAATCATTATTGAGAGCAAATGAATACATGTATACGCCTGGTAGAACTGGACTATCTCCGGTAGTGTGTTTGTACATTTGAAGCAATGAAAAGTAAGAAGTTGGTTTCACTGAAAAGCGTTCTTTTCCATCCAACAAAATTTGACCATTGACAATTGGGTCACGAGGGTAAACAGAAGTGATTTGTTGTTGTCCACTTGAGTACATAAAGGTCTGTGTTTCTGAAGATTGAGTAATCGATGAGAAGATATCATTTGCAGTACCTGTAGATGTAAAGGGAGCAACATATGGATTATCCCAGTTAGTGTAATTATCCCAATCGTTTGTCAAAATCTTATCTGAACGCTGAGTTGAAAACACAATGCGAGTCACTAAATTGAAGAAGGGAATTTCAATGTCTGAATTACCACCATATTGTCCAGGATTGTTGACAAATTTAATAGTTTTGACCAAGAAAGTTTGATCTGCAGTCGCAAGTTGAGCCATCTCCATTTCAGTTAAGTAGATAAAGTTACCCTCTAAATACGGATCTGGGAAAAAGGTTGACAAACTAGGATTACTAATGGTTCCATCTGCAAGAGGAGGTGACAAGAAACGCCCAAGACCATCATTAGACCGAATACGTTGACCATAGGTAGAACTTGAAGGGTTTACATCAACAATAGTAAACAATTGATTCAAAGGTCGATAGGTTACATTGATAAATACTTCTGAGTTTTGCATAGACACTAAAGGAAGCGCCATACCTGGGTTCTCTGCAAACCAAAAATGCAAAGGAATGATTAATTGTCGTGAACGAATAGAAGGTTCAGGAATCTTAGTGTTAGGGATTCCACCAGGTTGATTTAATGGAGCAACTGCATGTGGATATTGTCCAAGTCGTCCATACGCATTTGCTGGATCATTTAATTCAGGAACATGTCCAGTCATCTGTTCTACAATTGCTCGCTTATTCGCATCATGTGTCAAATAGGAGTAGAACTTCAACCATTCACCACTGAGTCGTTGAAGACTTTGTCCATTTGCAGTAATTTCAACAGAATCAATCAAGTTGTATCCAATGTTATCAATCCACTTAAATTCATATCCAATTGCAGTTGACCGTTGATCGTATCCTGTAGGAGGTCTGATATTCAATCCAAGATAGGAAAGAGGAGACCAAATATCAGGAAGTGTAATCACAAGATAGGTATCATGAAGCATTTGTGCGTAACGATCAATACGACATGAAATAGTTCGTGTAGTCGTTGGAGAAAACTCTAAATTTGAACTCCCAAAAGTCATTCGAATAGACTCCATTGCAAAGTTAGTATGACGACGATATACTGCTCTGAAATGGGTCATAGATGGACTTCCATTAACAAGTTCATTCTGTGCTCCTATCGCAACAAGTTGGAGTAGACCACCTGGCATTATTAGTATCTACTTAGAATGGTTTAGACCAGATATGTCGTGGAAGCAGAATTGGCAGGTACGCAACAAGATGAAGAATAGGTTGTTCCAAGTGTAGCGGGTCCTACTGTATTGATACCAATTCCACCTACAAAACGAGTGTATCGTTCAGACTTGTTTGCAAGGACTCCAATGTATTGACCATTGGTTCTTCGCTTCTGAGGAGGAGGCGAAGACAAAAGAGATTTAGCAATGATACGTCGTTTCTGATTCGTCAGATAATCTTGTGCAGAGTTGACTTGCATTTGTCATTTATAGAGGAAAAGAGTCTATTATCTAATGAGGTTCGTTCTCGTAAGCACGCATGTTGATCAAACAACTGGGTATTCAAAGGTTGTATTCAATCTTCTCAAGCAACTTTCAACCCTTGCTCCTAAGGTAAAAACCTATCATTTTGGATTTCAACGTCATCCATCCAATAGCAATCTACGTAAAGTTCCATCTGGAATTGTTGCTTACGATGCAGCAGCAAACGAAGATCCAAAGGAAGAAGGATTTGGATTCAACAAAATTCATGAGTATTTAGAGATGGTCAATCCAGATGTAGTGATGATTTACAATGATCCACTCATTATTCATCGATTTATTGAAGCAATGAAGTTCAAGAAGGGAGAGTCCTCTTACAAGTTATGGTTATATGTTGACCAGGTCTATGAAGGTATTGCTCCTCCTTTGATTGAGACAATGAACAAGAACGCAGACCGAATCTATTGCTTCACACAATACTGGGCAGATGTGTATGCAAAGTATGGATCATTTCCAGAAATTCGTATTTTAGAGAATGCAGTGGATAAGACATTGTTTACAAAGATGGACCCTTCTGCAAGAACTATGATTCGTAAGTCTATGGGAATAGATTCTGAATCAATCTTGATTGTCAATGCAAATCGAAATACTCAACGAAAACGACATGACCTTGCGATTATGGGATTTGTTGATCTCCTTCGTAGAAATCCAACAAAACCTTATTATATGATGATTGTTACAGGATTGAATCCTCAACATGGTTCGTATTACGATGCAGGGCGTATTTTTCAAACAGAATTGGCTCGTCAAGGAATGAATAAAGATGATTATATGAAGCGTCTAATGTTAGTGGACACATCAAAGACTCCACTTCCAGATACTGCAATCAATGAAATTTACAATGCAGCAGATCTTGGAATAAATTTATCCGATGGAGAAGGATTTGGTCTTTGTCAAATTGAACACTTGTATACTGGTGCTCCGCAGATTGTTACAGACATTGGAACGTATCGTTCATTCATGGATGAGAAAGTCTGTACGTTTATTCCACCAACGGATCGTACTTATTTTTCAGGAGCAATGCCTCTTGGACTTTGGGCTCCAACGTTTGACTACAAAAAAGTTGCAGATGCAATGTATTCTGCAATTAATTCTCTAGATCAAATGAAATCTGAAGCCAGAAACTTTTCATTCAAAACATGGGACGAAGTATGTGCTTCATGGTTGGAAGATGTTAAGTCAGAAATTGTATTGAAGTAGGCGAAACTAACGTACCCATTCTTAGTAAACGCTGATTATCGTCCCACGCAGGACCATCAAACAGTTCCTTTGATTGAGGATCTAAAATCAACGAGATTCCTTTCACTAGAATCTTTTGAAGACGTCGGTGTTTTTTGGAGGTATTACGAAGAACTGTTGCATCCAATTCTTCATTCTTAATATTTGGACGAAATGCCAGATCTTCTCCAGTTGTAGATGAATCAAAACGCATACACGAAACAACTGGTTTTTCCTTCGCGTGGAGTTTACGATGAATCTCACAATCAATGGCCGACTCTTTTAACAACAATGCAATCCGCTGACCGATGCGTTCCTTTTCGAAAGCAGTTTCGTAAAGGTATTCATCTGTGGACATGAAGGTTTCTACAGGTTCCCCTTCATACCGTTTCATCACCATATCATTACGCCGAATGGGTGTGATGTTTGGACCATCTTGCGTCTTCTTTTGATCGTCTGAAAATACTGAGATGTAAAAATTCACCTTGACAGTTCGGTCTTCCAATGGCAAAGTAGCGTGAGAACAAATACGAATGGCACGACCAATGACTTGGTCATGTCGTGAAGGAGTCCAATGAGGTTCCATAATGTGAACATGTCTCACGTTGTTTAACGTAATACCTTCTGCACCTGAGGAAGAAGCCATCAGTAATTGCAGAATCTTCTTTGGTCGTTTTGCTACACTCTCCTTCAATGAAGATGGAAAGTTCTTAGAATACACTCCGTTGAAAATCTGACGTGTTAAATCACGCTGTTCTTCACTTTCTTCACCAGTGTAAAATGTATACGCTG